GGAAGGCTCTGAATACGCCGAATATGATACTGATGGCGATGGTGTTGTGTCGGACTCGGAGCTTGAAACCAGCCGTCAACTCAAAGAGCTAAAGCTGTCGAGTGAGAAGGCTGATGCACAAAGAGCAATGGCGTGGTTCGCTTTGCTAGGGATGCTACTTTACCCTTCGCTGGTTGTTATCAGCAGTTGGATAGGTTTGGAGCAAGCGGCAAATCTGCTAGGTAATATGGCTCCCACATACTATGTGAGCACTGCCGCGCTTGTCGCATCCTACTATGGCGCGTCAGCTTGGCAGAATCGAGGGAACGGAAAATGAGTATTGTTGCATCGCTAGTTGGGCCGGTCACTGGACTGCTGGACAAGTTTATAGAAGACAAGGATCAGAAGAACGCCTTAGCCCATGAGATAGCGACCATGAGTGAAAGACACTCGCATGAGGCACTCAAGGGCCAGCTTGAAATCAATAAGATGGAAGCTGCACATAAGAGCTTGTTTGTTGCCGGGTGGCGACCTGCCATCGGTTGGATCTGTGCGCTGGGCCTCCTCTACAACACCATCATTGCCAACATAATTAGCATCTGGGTAGATGTGCCAGAGGTAGATACAACGCTTCTTGTGCCCGTTATGATGGGTATGCTCGGATTGGGCGCAATGAGAAGCTACGAGAAGGTCAACTCCGTAGCACGGGAGAAGTAATGAGCAAGCTTGTTGAAATGATCAAGCGCCATGAGGGCGTCAAATCCAAAGTTTATATGTGCAGTGCTGGGTATGAAACCATAGGTGTCGGCAGAAATATCTCAGAGTCTGGCCTTGGGCTATCTGACGATGAGATCGAATACTTGTTGGCGAATGACGTAGCGCGAGTAAAGAGCGAGCTTGCCGACACATACTTCTGGTTCAACGGCATCAACGAAGCGCGTCAAGATGCAATGATTGATATGTGCTTTAACCTTGGTCTAACCAGATTGCGTGGCTTTGTGAAGGCTCTTGAGGCTATGTCGCGCGAACAATTCGATATTGCCGCAGACGAATTCATGGATAGTCGATGGGCACAACAAGTAGGCACGCGGGCCATCAGGGTGACTGAAATGATCCGTAGCGGTGAGTACATCTAATGCCCTTGCAGAAGTACATATTTAACCCCGGAATCAACAAAGAAGGCACTGATTATACTGCCGAAGGTGGTTGGTTTGACGGCAACTTGGTGCGTTTTCGCAAAGGTTTGCCAGAAAAGATAGGTGGTTGGGTCAAGTTTATTACGTCTTCTTTCAACGGTACGGGACGAAAACTTCTGGGGTGGACCTCTTTGGAGGGTACAAAGCTTTTGGGTCTTGGCACTCGGACCAAGCTCTACATACAATCAGGCGCAAACTACAACGACATTACGCCGATACGGTCAACAACGGCGGCAGGGGACGTGACGTTTGGCGCGACCGACGGATCAAGTTCAATTAACGTGACCGATACTGCCCACGGGGCCGCAAAGGGCGATTTTGTGACTTTTTCTGGGGCCGCGTCACTTGGCGGCAATGTTGTTGCTGCTGTGTTGAATCAAGAGTATGAGATCGACTCTATCACCAGCACTAGCGTGTATGTCATCACGGCGAAAGACACCTCTGGGACGACTGTCACGGCCAACAGTAGTGACAGCGGCAACGGCGGTAGCTCTGTAGTCGGTGCTTACCAGATCAACGTTGGGCTTGATGTGTTTGTAGATGGCACAGGTTGGGGTTCAGGGACATGGGGTGCAGGGACATGGGGTTCCTCAAGCGCGTTAAGTTCTTTAAATCAATTGAGGCTCTGGTCGTTTGATAGTTTCGGGGAAGATTTGCTTGCTAATGTTCGGGCAGGCCGAATCTACTATTGGGACACTAGCGCAAAAACGTTGGGAACGGACAGGGCCGTAGACATTGCTGATTTATCGGGGGCAAGCTTTACTCCGACCGTTGCTTTGCAAGTACTTGTTTCTGACGTGGATCGACACGTGATTGCCTTGGGGGCTGATCCAATCAATGATAGTGCAACTGCAAGGACAGGATCATCTGACCCACTTTTAGTTGCTTTTTCTGACCAAGAAAACCCGGCAGAGTGGTTCCCGAGAGCAACTAATACCGCAGGCTCCTTACGTTGTTCAGCCGGATCACAGATCATCGGAGGGCTGCGGGCAAGACAAGAGACTTTGATCTGGACGGACGTCGCGCTGTATAGCTTGCAGTTTATTGGACCGCCTTTGACTTTTGGTTTGAACCTCATCAACGAGGGCGTCAGTCTCGTTAGCCCTAACGCAGCGGTAAATACGCCCAACGGCGTGTTTTGGATGGACAAAAAAGGGTTTTATGCCTATCAAGGCTCTGTGCAGTCGGTACCTTGCAGCGTCCGATCTTACGTTTTTGACGACATCAACGAGGGCCAGTCATTTCAGTTCTTTGGGTTTTTGAACAAGCAATTCGACGAGGTAGGTTGGTTTTATTGCTCCTCTTCCTCCAACAGCATTGACCGGTATGTGACGTACAACTATGTCGAGCAAACATGGGCAATAGGCAATCTATCTAGGACGGCGTGGCTTGATGAAGGGCTAGAAAGTTTTCCGCGAGCGGCTGGATATGATGGCGCAGCCAACTACGTTTATTCACACGAGACTGGCTTTGATAACGACGGCAGTCCAATGGACAATGTGTTTATTGAAAGTGCGGACTTCGATCTTGGCGACGGAGACCAGTTTCAGTTTATTCGTAAGTGTATCCCAGACGTCAAATTTACAGGTGATTCAGGCAGCACACAGACTATAAACTTGGTCATCAAAGCGCGTAACTTTCCCGGTGACTCACTGACCACGGATCAAACGACGGCTTTTACTGCTAGCACCACCAAAATAGATACACGCGCTAGGGGGCGGCAAGCTGTTGTGCGGTTTGAGTCAGATGACGATGGAGAGATTGGCGTCAGAACAGGCGTGGGCTTCCGTATTGGCGGCACAAGACTTGATCTACAGCCGAACGGTCGTCGATGAGTAAGCTGTTACAGGGTCGTCTGCCTTTTGTTGCTAACGGCGAATCTGTTGACGGCAACACGTTCAACCGTACTATTCGCTTGTTGGAATTGAGTTTAGACTCTTTTGATCCGGATGCGACTCCACAGTTTGTAACGACTCAAAGAGACCAGCTTAAATTTAACGCTGGCGCTTTAATTTGGAACCTTACGGTGGGGCGTTTGCAGTTGTATACAGGCAACGAGTGGGTGAGTCTTTCCGACCCGTTGCCATACACGGTTTCAAAGCTAGAGGCGACAGGCGCAGTCGGCGCTGTTCAGGTAGTTACGAATGGATCTGTAGTAGTGAACGTACACGGTTAGGTTGGTTCTTCTAATTAAAATAGGCGTATACTGGGGACATGGGACAAGCTGCACTTAAATACGACGAAGTCGATCAATTCGATAAAATCCCTATTCCAGAGGGCGGGATCGCCACGTTTTTGACCGCAAAGACTGGATCTTGGGCCGATGACGATGATGACGTACCGCCCAAAGGTATTACCAACGTCGTGAAAATAGCCGACAAGTTGGCTAAATACGGTCGTAACGAAGACGAATACATGGTCCACGCTGCTGAAGGCGAGACTGTGGTACCGATGGAAGTCTTCAACCAAAACCCCGCACTGAAAGACAAGCTTTTTGCAGAAATGCGCATCATGGGCATTGAGCCAGAGCGTTACGTTGTCGGTAACGAGCTTAACTCAATCAACCCTGTGACAGGGCAACCTGAATTCTTCTTAAAAAAGCTGTTCAAAGGCTTGAAGAAGATTGTCAAAAAGATCCTGCCTGTTGTTGCAACAATAGGTCTGACCATGTTGGGTGTACCGCCGCCAATTGCTTCTGCGATTGTTTCGGGCGCACAAGTCGCCATTCAGGGCGGAAGTTTAAAGGACAGCTTAAAAGCAGCGGCCATAGGCGGTATTTCGAGCTTTGCCGCAGGTAAAATTGGTGACAAATACAATTGGGCTGCAAATGGTGCGAAACAAATGGCGACGCAGGCAGCTATCAACACCACGCTGTCGGGCGGTAAGCCAAAAGATATTTTAGCGAGTGCGGCCCTTGCGGGCGTTACGACGAAAGGCATGGACTTCCTTGGAGGCAAGCTTGCCCCCGCAGGAGCAGAAGCCACGGCGACGGTAGATCCTGCATACGCAAAAGAGTTGGCTGCGACTAATCCCGCAGAGCTTGCTCGACTGCAAGGAATAGAAGGCGTAACAGTTCTCGAAACGCCAGATTTTGCTCCGTCTGGTTTCCAAGCTTTAGGGAGCATGCCCGCCAAAGTTGCACCGGTTGATGCAACGGCTCCGGCAGGTGGCGTAGGAACTCAAGTAAGCGGAGCAGTCGGAGCAATCGGTCCTGTTGCCTCACAACCTGCACAAGTATATGACCCCTTTACTGGGCAAATGATCGCAGATGCTAGACAACCGGTCCAAGGAGTAGGCACCAGAGCAGGCACCAGAGCAGGCACCGGAGCAGATGCCAGTGTCGACACAACTGCCGCAGGGGGACAAAAAGTTGATTTTGAGGCGAAGCTAGCGGATTTTCAGGGAGAACAGATACGCCCAGTTGGCGAAGCATTCAAAGAAGTTTTTACCGGCGGTGGACGTGGATTTCAAGGCCGTTTAGAAGCTTTCGGCGACCTATTCCTGCCGAATTACAACAAGGGCGAATTGAACGATCTACTGAGGGACTTGAAAAAACAAGATCCTGCTGGATTTGCGTCAGAGTTCGGCGACGTATCAATAAGCAATGCTGCGAGTCAATTTTTGAAAAGTAACCCTGTCAGTTTCCAACGCAAATTTGGTCCGGCGGGTGTCGCTTTATTAGCGGGAAGCGCGTTATTTCCCGGCGAAGACGTAGAACTCACCGATTTAAGCACCTTGCCCTCCGGTTTTGATCTTGTAGACGCAAACCCGGAGCGGTACAGAGTTTTTTACGGGGACGATCCGATACGCATGGCACCGTCTTTTGGCATCACTCGCGCAGCAGGTGCGTATCAACCCACACCGCAGCAAAGTTTTTTTGAGCCTACGGATATTGACACCAGTTTGCCTCCGCTTGGAGCAGCGGACGGGGGCGAAATTATGAATTTTCCGCGCATGAACGGGCCGATTGAGGGGCCGGGCACGGAGACTTCTGATGACATACCCGCCATGCTGTCGGACGGAGAATTTGTATTTACAGCAAAAGCTGTCCGTGGTGCCGGTCGGGGTAGTCGAGAAGATGGTATGCGCAACATGTACAACATGATGCGTCAATTTGAGGCTAAAGTCTGATGGCAGAAAACGTACAACAAACAGTCTATCAACGTGAAGCCCCAGAAATTGAGGCTTATAAAGTTGCCCGGATGCAGGACGCTTTGCGTTATGTGCAGGAGTTACAACGCCAAGGCATAACACCACCCGCGCAAACAATTGCGGGTTTGACCAGCGAACAACAGGCTGCTGGCGATTTAATCAGGTCAGGAGTAGGCAGTTACGC